CAGAGGGTTCATGCCGCTTTTCCGGAAGGGCTTCATGATGAAGTGAATTATGACGGTTCCGTAAAAGCTGCCGCATACCTTCTGAATAATGACTGTTATGTCTCAATTGATAAAACGCGGACATTCCTTAAAGAAATATCCGGAGGGAAAATAGATATTTCAAACGGAATGATCTGCAACCTTGCACGTCAGTTTTCAGAAAAGACACAGGAAGAACGGGATCAGATATTTCTTAAGCTGCTGGCATCACCAAGTTTACATACAGATTTTACTTTCGGGAGAATGAACGGGAAGCAGGCTTCGGTCATCATATGTGCTACCCCCGAACTTGTCCTGTATCAGGGTCGTGAGAAAAAAGGGCACGAAGGGGTGAAGAGCTCTCCTGTAGAGTTATACCAGGGCACGATCATAAGCGATCACGAAGCGACCTTCCAAAACTATGGGACTCGTCACCAGGAGTGCATGGTTCATGTGGAAAGGTATGTCCGTTCCAGCATAGAAAACGAACCGGAGCTTGAATGGAACAGGCAGATGCTTAAATGGATTCAGTCAGCTATCCACTACTATAATGTGAGGGAGGAAGAAGGTGCTGATGTTGATGAAGAACAGGTGGCACAGTTCGAAGCCAGATATGATGAAATCATAGAAAAAGCGAGGGATGAGTACGAATATGAACCGCCAAGCGACTACTTCCGGGATGGGTACAATCTATATAAACGGATGTCTGGTGACAAAGGAGACTACCTCTTGTTTCTGCATGATCCATCTGTAGATCCTACAAATAATTTGGCGGAACGCTGCGGAAGGAAATTTAAGAGAAAAGCAGCGCAGGCCATGTGTTTTCGCAGTATGGAAGGAGTTAATTATTTCTGCGATGGATTGTCGGTGATCCAAACTCTGAAATCAAATGGCGAGAACCTCTTTGATGCTGTTATCTCCCGCTTCAATAAACAGGGTGAGGCAAGGTGTTAAATTTCCTCGGCTCTAATTTTAGTGTGCAAAAAACTCGCAGTGTGAATCCTGCGAGTTTTTCCTTTTCGGCTAGGCCTTGAATTGTAACGCTAAACCAATTGAACATATCTTGATAAAAAGAGTATATTGTTATGATAATTCACCCGTGCTAATATGGTACTGTGAACAATTGTAAATGCCTGTGGGTTAGCGGGGTGATGAATTGAATACGGTGCAGCCTATTAGAAGCAAGTCCCAAGTTATGGATATAGCCGATTACTTAAAACTAAAAAGTAATCGTGACTATATCCTTTTTATGTTTGGCATATATTCCGGCCTTAGAATATCGGACATATTACCGCTAAAGGTTCGGGATTTGCGGGGCAGGAAAAGGTTATACATACGGGAAAAGAAGACGGGCAAGGAAAAGGTAATCTTCATAAACAAAGAGCTGCAGGCGGCTTTGGCTGATTACATACAGTATATGAAGGATTGGCAGTATTTATTTCCGAGCCGCCAACGCACCAGTAAAACTAAAAAAGACCAAGACACAAGGCACATGACCCGGCAACGCGCTATACAGATATTAAAGCAAGCTGCATTCCGGTTCGGAATTGAAAACGTCGGTACACATACACTAAGGAAAACTTTTGGTTATCACATGTATCAGGATACAAAGGATATTGCAACCATACAGGCCATATTTAATCATTCCAGCCCATTGATTACGCTTAGATATATCGGCGTTGACCAAGATAAAAAAGATAATCTTGTTCGGGACTTTAGTTTTAAAAGATAGTATTATTCCTTTTTCCGTGGTTGAGTTTTACATATTGAAATATTGTAAACTCAGGTATTTATTTTTGGTGTATTAGATGTAGGGAAAATTCCAAACGAGTTTTACACATTATAAGATATGTAAAACTCAAAGAAGAAATGGAAGGTGATTAAACCTTGGAATTGAACGACAAGGAAATGAACAGAATCATTAAGATTATAGCGGATTTCTACAATACAAAACGATGGCGCAAAAAGCGGAAATACATACTGGCAAGGGACAGTTACCTTTGCCGTGAGTGCCGGAAATATGGCCGAACAGCGGAGGCAAAGGCCGTTCATCATATTACACCGATTGAAGAATTCGCGTTAAAGCTTATTAAGGGGATTATTGACATTGCGGAGTTTTTTAGATTAGCGCTTGAAGATGATAATTTAGAAAGTCTTTGCAATCCGTGTCACAATAAAAAGCATCCGGAAAAGGGTGGGAAAAGATTTTAAAAGATATCCCCCCCTATCCAAAAATCTATAAAAATGCTTTTGGAACACCGGGGGGAATGGGACATTTCCCCGTAAGCGGGTCAAATTATAGGAAGGATATAAAAACAAAGGGGGGTGTGACAGTGGCAACCAAAGCAAAAAATCCTACTACTACAATTCGGAATAAAGTTACTAAGCAAATGCGGGAAATGAAAATCTATAACAAGGGCTTCGATGACATAATCAGAATTTATGCAGACCTTCTTTATCAGTATGACATTCTGCAAGAGCAATTCAAATTTTCTGGTTACAAGGTGAGCGAAACTTACACCAACAATAAAGGGGGCCAGTCCGAACGGAAAACGCCGCTGTATTTGACCTTGGAAATTTTACGCAAAGATATTTTAAGCTATTCCGCACAGCTAGGGCTTAATCCAAAATCACTGATGAACGTAAAGGGAGAACTGCAGCAGCCACAAAAAAAATCCTCCAGCCTTGCAAAGGCATTAAGTGATGACGGGTAATGTATGAAAACTATCAAAGGGTTTTGGATTATACTACAGCCATAGTTACAGGCAAGAAGCTGGCATGTGTGGAGCTTACACAATGTTGCCAAAGATTTTTAGATGATATTGTAAGCGGCGCTTATGACTTTGACTATAAAACGCCGGAAAAAGTTATCAGGATAATTGAAACAACATTTGTCCATGTGAAGGGCGTAAAAAAAAATAAGTCCTTCCTGCTTGAGGACTGGCAGAAGTTCATCATATATAATCTGCTTGGCTTTCTATATAAAGGCACTGATAAACGGCGGTATCAGGAAGCCTTTATTTTTATTCCTCGTAAAAACGGAAAAACGCCGTTTGTAAGCTCTCTTGCATGGGCGTTAAGTCTGCTTGAATACAAGGTTGGGAGCAACCTATATATTGTTGCCGCTGTTTTAAGGCAGGCACTTGAAAGCTTCCGTATTATCAAAAAGAATGTGGAGCGATTGGCAAGGCTGGATGATGAAGAATTTAGAATACAGGATAATAACAATCAGCATTCCATTGAAAAGAGTTTTTTTGATGACAGCAATAATGAAATCGGGAGCATATATATACAGGCCATTGCCAATGACTCGAACAATACAGACGGTCTGAACGCCAATTTGATTATTGCTGATGAAATTCACCAGATGAAAAATTCACAGCAGTATTTCCCGTTTAAGCAGGCCATGAAAGCATATTATAATAAGCTTCTGCTTGCCATAACGACAGCCGGTGATGACTATAATTCATTCTGTAATAACCGGCTGGACTATTGCCAGCGAGTTTTAAAGCGGGAAATCATAGATGAAACCTATTTTATTTTCATTTGTAAAGCTGATAACCCAGAAGAATACACAAGCCCTATAGAGCATGAAAAGGCTAACCCTAACTATGGTGTAACGATAGACCCGCAGGAGATATTAGCGGAATCGTTGCAGGCACAAAATGACCCTATATCAAGGAATACGTTTTTGAATAAGGGTTTAAATATCTTCACAAACAGCATTAGCGCATACTTTGATATGTTCAAGGTTGAAGCCTCCGACAATAAATACAGCTGGACACTGGACGATATTTTAAAGCTGCCCATAAAGTGGACTGGCGGCGCGGACTTATCAATTATGCACGACCTAACGGCGGCTTGCCTTTACGGTGAATATGTGGACATTGAGGAACACGAAAGGTATAAGGCTGAGCAAAGGGAATTGTTTGGTAACGATATTGCTTTATACAATCAAGCGAATAGCACAGAGTATAAAAGCTTTGATGGTATCCAGCCCAAAGGTGTAGGTATTACTATCACGCACGGCTTTATACCCGTTACAACGGCAAAGGAAAAAGCGGATGAATGCAGTATACCTTATTTTGATTGGCTGGATAAGTGTACACTGACCATGTGCAACGATAACATTGTTGATTATGAGTTGGTTGTCGCATGGTTTATTAAAATGCGTGAAATGGGTTTTGACATTGAAAACGTAGGCTTTGATAAATACCAGGCCCGTGACTTTGTTGCATCAATGGAGAGTCATAAATTCAAGATGAGCAATATAGACCAGTCCCATTGGAAGAAGACAGAAGCCTTCAGGGAGATTGAGCGGAAAGTATTGTCAGGTAAATTCTACTTCTTGCATAGTGATGCATTCAAGTATTGCATATCAAATGTTAAGGCGGCAGAGGATACTCACAAGATGATAACATTCGAAAAGGTTAAGCAGGACAGGAAAATTGATTACTTTGACGTAACGGTAATAGCTTGTAAGCAATGGATTATTAATAAAGAAAAAGGCCAAAAGGGCAGGAAGCTTGAAAAATGGTTCAACTAATAATATTGGAGGTTGGGGCTTATGAAAATTTTAATCAGTCAGGACGGCAGGCAGGTTTTTACCATAGGCGCAAATAATTTGATTAACATTTCTGCTGTGGAAATTGAGAAGCCAGCGAAGGTTACGCTGTATTCCATTGGTATTGAGGGCATCAGCTTTGGACTTTTCAAGCGGGAAGCAAGCGCCTTGGAGATATTCAAAGAATTTATGGAGTTTCTTTGCTGTGACAGGCCATGTTTTAAAATGCCGGATGACAGAGACGATTAATGGAAAGGCAGGTGATGTAAAGCATGGCAAAAAGAAAAAAGAAGCAGGAGCGGGACGGGACCGGAAGTCAATCACCAACCAAATGGTATAGCATTAGCGATATATCCTCAGAAGAAATATTTTCTACCGGATATACAAGCTTCAGGAACAATACAAGTATTAGAACGGCGGTCCACAAAATAGCGGACTTAGTTTCTTCTATGAGCATTCACCTGATGCAGAACACTGATAACGGCGATATACGGCTAAAAAATGAGTTGGCTAAAAAGATTGATATAAACCCGAATAGCCTTATGACCCGGAAGAATTTTATATACAACATCATAACAACGGCTATTTTAGACGGCGGCGGCAATTGCGTTATTTATCCTAAACATGACATGCATGGATACTTAACGGACATGGTTTTTCTGGACATGGGGAAGGTAACGTATGACTGTACATTTAACGATTACAAAATAAAATATGCCGGTGAGACCTTTGATGCTGATGAAATGGTACATATTGTAGTCAATCCTAAAAACAGCAATCCATTCATCGGTCAGGGCTTCACAAAGGAATTAATTGAGTTGGCTAAAAGTCTTGCACAGTCGGAAGCCACTAAAAAAAGCTTTCAAAAAAGCAAATGGAAGCCCAGCCTGATTATACTTGCGCAGGGCTTACCGGATTCTCTATCAAGTAAAGAAGGCCGGGAGAAAATACTTAATCAATATATGGATACAACCGAAGCCGGGCAACCTTGGATACTTCCTGCAGACAGCTTTGAAGTGAAGGAAGTAAAGCCGTTGACCCTGAAAGACCTGGCTTTAGTTGAAACGTTGGAGCTTGACAAAAAGTCGGTTGCTAATTTGTTTGGCGTGCCGCCTTTTTTTCTTGGGGTTGGTTCCTTTAACAAGGATGAATACAATAACTTCATAGACAGCGTTATTCTTCCGTGGGCGCAGAATATAGCGCAGGAATTTACAAAAAAGCTTCTGTACAGTCCGGATTGCTATTTCCGGTTTAATGGCCGGAGCTTGTATCAATATGATTTTCAACAGCTTGCCATAGTAGGTGAAAGGCTTGTAAAGCTAGGGGCAATGAACCGTAATGAATGGCGCGATTGGTTTGCATTGCCTCCGAAATCTGGGCTTGATGAAATCATAGTGCTGGAAAATTATCTGCCGATTGATAAGCTAGGTGAACAAAAGAAACTGAAAGGGGGTGAATAATTTGGACAACAGCAAAAGGAATGACCAACGGCAGTACAGGAGCATTCAAACACAATTTAAAATTACTCGTTCTGAAAATAGCCAAGATGGTAAATACATTGATGGCTATTTTTCTTTGTACGGAATTATAACTGAGTTGTGGACGGGGGCTTGTGAGGTTATAGAGCCGGGTGCTTTTGACCGGGCTGTAAGAGAAGATGACGTTAGGGCCTTAATAAACCACGACACTACTTTAGTGCTTGGCAGGACAAAAGCGGAAACACTTGAATTGCGGTCGGACAATACCGGGCTATGGGGCAGAATCTGCATAAACGAAAACGACACTGAGGCTATGAATTTATATTACCGTGTTGAACGGGGTGACGTAGACCAGTGCAGTTTCGGTTTTAATATCATCCGGGAAGAAACTGAATACCCGGAGGACGGGGGCGTAATCTGGCACATTAAGGAAGTGAAGCTGTATGAAGTAAGCCCGTGTACATTCCCGCAGTATGAGGAAACAAGCATATCCGCAAGAAAAGCGGACTATGAAGAAATTCGCAAGCGGCAATTATCATTGCGGAAAGAAAAATCTAAAAAAAGATTGGAGTGTATTTTTAATGCTGAAAGTAATTAAGCTTAGAAAACAATTGGAAGTCAAGAAAGCCGAGTTAGCGGCTGTAAGAAAAAAGATGGAAGGCTACGCATTGCGGGAAACCGAGCTTGCAACCGCCTTAGATGAAGCTGTTACCGATGAAGATATAAATTTGGTTGACAGTGATATTGAAGCGCTGGAAGCAGACCAAACGGCGGCTGAATCGGAGGAAAAGACTTTGACAGAAGCCATTGCCGGCATTGAGCGGCAATTAAATGAAATTGCGGAAAAAGAAAAATCCATGGAAGGAAGGGGCAATAATAATATGGGCAAAGAAGCGGGTAAAGTTGCATTCGGAACAAGGCAAAGGGATTTGGAGTATTTACAGCGTGAGGACGTGAAGGGGTTTTATACTGAATTACGTGAAGCAATCATGCAGAAAAGAGCGCTAGCCGGTACGGATTTAATTATTCCAACGGTTGTGATGGATAGGATTGAATTGCAATTGGGGGACTACTCCAATTTGTACAAGGAAATTGACCTTGTTCCGGTTAACGGCAAGGGCCGGGTTATTCTTGACGGCGCCAACCCGGAAGCAATCTGGACTGAAATGTGTGATGAAGTAAAGGAAATGGAAACAGCATTTAAGGCGGTAGAATTTGACGGCTTCAAGGTAGGCGGCTTCATACCTGTATGCAACGCGATTTTGGAAGATGCCATGATAAACCTTGCTAGCTACGTTGAACAGCGGATTGCTAAGGCCATAGCAAAGGCCCTTGACAAAGCTATTTTGAAGGGGCAGGGTTCAACGCAGAAGCAACCCAGCGGTATTATTACCAAACTTCCTGACACTAACAAAGTGCCTGTTTCCGACATTACGATACCGAATATATTAAAGCACGTCGGGCTAATTGATGACGGGGAAAGCACTGTCGGGGAAATCATAGCTGTTGTAAAAAGAAAAACATGGTATGAAAAGCTTATGCCATTGACTTATGCGGTGGCCGCAACTGGAACACAGGTTATTGTAAACGCTCAAAATCCGCATTTAGCCGGGTTCCGTGTTGTGTTCTCAAACAATATGGATGATGACAAGATTTTACTGGGAGATTTTAAACGTTATATGCTTGTCGAGAGGGGCGCGGTGACGCTTTCCAAATCTGAGCATGTCAGGTTCATCCAAGACCAGACCGTATTTAAGGGTACGGCGCGTTATGATGGCCAGCCAACAAATGAAAAAGCTTTTGTGCTGGTAACATTGGGTGACGTAGCAGAACCGGAGGAACCGGAAGCGTAAACCAATTAAGGCGGCTGGTCGTTAATTAGTCCCAGCCGCCTAGCCATGAGTTAGGGGTGGAGCTTATGAAAGATACGCTGTTAAGTCTTCTAAAAACTGATTTAAGGATATTACACCGTTCAGAGGATATATACCTTAAAGCATTAATTGAAAGTGCCATATCTGATATAAACGGCTACGGCCTTGAATTGGACACTGATAATGATATGGGGGATGTATTTTTAGTTGTTGACTGTGCCGCTTGGAAATATAAAAAGCGGGATGAAGATGTGGGCCTTCCCCGACATCTGCATTTCAGGATAAATACACGGCTTTTTAATCAAAAAGGTAAGGTGGACGCAGATGCAGGAACTTAACGAAGGCATACTTAAAATTTATGAAAAAGTTCCTTCACAAAGCGAAGGCGGCAAACCTGTTGATGTGCTTAAACCTTATAAACGGGCGTGGTTTGGATACGTTAATTTTTCCGTAAGCGAGCATTACGCTGCTAAACAGTCAAATACCAAAGTTGAAAAGCGGGTGCAGATTCTACAGGATAAAGCTTTATCCAATTTGCACGTTATTGTGATTAAGAAACAGCAATATCAGGTAGGGAGGGTAGACCACGGCAAGAGCAGGAGCGGCAGACCAATGACATATATCACGCTGGAAAGGGTGACGCAACAATATGACATTAAGTAATTTCAGGAAATTGCTTCTTGAAACAGGTATTCCGGTATTCCACTATGAAGGAGAACTGGAAAGCGGCCCTTATATTGTTTATCAGGAATATGCTACTACATATGTCTTTGCAAGTAATAAAGCTTATACGGAAAAAACCAGCGTTTCAGTAAACCACTATACGAAAATAGAATTTGACCAGTCATTTGACTTGCTGAAAAAAATACTTCTTAATAGAGGTATTTTTTTTAGTATTGTCACAACGTATGACAAAATTGATAAAACAATTCAAAACCAGTTGGAAGTTATACTGATTGAAGAATACGGTGGTGGTGTGTAATGGCAGAATCTATTGACGGTTTTTCCGATTTAGCCATAGTACTTGAAAATTTCGGCCGCAAGGTGATGGATGAAAGTGTAAAGAGAAGGGCTCTTGAAGCTGGCGCGGAACCAATTGTATCCCGTGCTAAACGAGTGGCCGCACAGCACAAGAGAACAGGAACGCTTGAAAGCGGTATTATTTCTGCGTATGACGAAAAAGGCAGCACAATGGACATTGGTTGGAGTAAAGATGCTTTTTATGGCCGCATTCTTGACAACGGGTTTAATCACACAAGAGGAAAACATATTCAAATAGAGCACTTAAAGGCTTCTTATGAAGCGGAAAAAGAAAACGCCATGAACGCAATGCTGGAAGTATACAAGAAAGAATTAAGTTAGGAGGATTTTAATTTATGAAAAATTATTTGAAGCCAGCCTTTGAGGTAACAATAGGCTCATCTTTTTGGGATATTATCAAAAGCCGTACCAATACGGCTATAAACTACAATGATGAAGTGCTTGAAATTCCAATAATCAAGACGCTGGGGCTGGCAAGAACGAAATCTGAATTGAAGGTACATGCAAGCGGTATTATCTATGAGTATTTGTCTCAAACGACAGGAGCAGAAATCACGCTGGGAGCCGTGGCCTTGCCAGAAGACTTGGTTGATGAACTTGAAGGGACAACCGTTAACGGCGGCTATACCTTCAACAAGACCGGCGATATGAGTAAAGAATTTGCCTTTGGGTATTGGGGAGAAAACTCAGACGGTACATATATGTACTATTGGCATCCAGTATGTAAGCTTGTTCCAGCCGATGAAAGTCACGAAACTAAGAAAGACGATATACCAGAACCCAGTAAGGAATTCAAAATCATTATTATTCCTTATAACGGCCTGTGGCGTGTGAAGTATTCCACTAAAAAAGCTATAGAAGCCCAGGAAACGGTTATTTCCATTGATGAATTTTTTGCAAAACCTATTTATAACGAAACTGATTTACCGACTGGGGCAGGAGAATCCTCAGGAGCATAATACACAAAAACCAGCTCATGATTTTGTATATATTTAATGAAAGATGAAAGGGGTACTTGAATATGCAATTTGTTAAAAGCCATCTTGAGCCAATTATGATAATCCTTAACGGCGTGGAATACCCGGCAAGGCTTAATTTCAAAGCGTTGGCCGAACTGGAAGAATTGATACATGATAGCTTCATGGTCTTGTTTGACAGATTTTCAGAAGGAAAATTCACTATAAACGACATATTAAGCCTTGTTTATGTATCACTGAAATGCGGCGGCGTTGAAATTGAGATAGATGATCTTCAGGATATGGACTTTTCCCCGGAATTTTTCAAAGAGTCCATGAAGGAAATTACCAAGCTTTTAAGCCGGACGCAAAAGGTTGTTTCTTCTATAGAAGCCAGCCATAAAGAAAAGGGAACCAGTAAAAAAAAGTAGATGAATTTGACTGGTTTTACCATATTCACTTTGCCCAATCTAATCTTGGGTGGACTTATGAGCAGTTCATGGAGTCCACCTTTTATTTTTACTATGGCGTGGTGGAACAATGGTTGCTGGCGCACGGAGCAAAAAAGAAAAAAGAAATAGAGGCAGTTACATTTGACCAATTACCGGAAGGCTTTTGGTAAAAGGCGGTGGAACATGATTAAAGATAATTTTTTATTATGTCCTGATTGCAGAAAAAAAATACAGCCTATTGATGAACGGGACACCATAAACGGCACGGTTTATTGTAATAAATGCCGGGCGTATTGGAAAGTTGTTATTGCTAACAAGGAGATATTAAAGATTGAAAAGCGTGTTATTCATTAACCATTTCATCAAATAAATTATCAAGTGCCTTTAATAGGCCAGTTATGGCTTGCTAAAGGTGGTGATGAATATTGGCAGATGAAACTATTAAATATGCCGGCTTAAAGCTTCAAGTAGACGGGGCTGCAGATTTTCAGAAAAACCTTCAAGAAATCAATTTGAGCATGAAAACCAGCAGTGCTGAGTTGGCAAAAGCAACCGCTGAATTTGGTAAGAACAGCAAAAGCGTTGAAGCCTTAACAGCGAAACAGACCGATTTGCAGAATAAATTGAGCTTAAATAAGCAGGAGCAGCAAGCCTTAAATGAAATGATTGAAAAGGCTTCCGATAAATATGGTGAAAACTCAAAGGAAGTTGAAACCCTTAAGGTTAAACTGCTTGAAAGCGAAACCGCAGAAATACGGCTTCAAAAGGCTTTGGATGGAGTAAATAAAGAGCTTGCGACACAACAAAGCGGCTGGACTAAGCTAGGCGATTCTTTGACCGAAAGCGGGAAAAAGCTTCAAGATGTTGGCTCTAAAGTATCTGATGTTGGCGGATCGCTCACAAAAGGTATTACCGCGCCATTAGTGGCAGCGGGAGCCGGTTTAGTTGCTGTGGGCGCTCAATTTGATGACGCATATGACAACATTAGGATAGGCACAGGGGCTACAGGTGAAGCCTTACAGAGCTTACAGGATGATTTTAAAGCGGTAGCGGCTGTTGTCCCGGCAAGCTTTGATGAAGTATCTACAGCCATAGCAGATTATAATACACGGCTTGATTTAAGCGGGGATGCCCTGCAAAAGCTGTCAGAGCAGACCATAAACTTAACAAAAATAACCGGGGCAGATTTAAGCGGTACGATTGAAAGTACAAGCAAAACATTCAAGGCATTCAATTTAACAACTGATGAATATGGAGATTCACTTGACTATATTTTCAAGGTGTCTCAATCAACCGGAATTGAGTTTACCCGTCTTGAAGGAAATCTAGCCAAATTTGCCCCGGCACTAAAGAATTTAGGTTTAGGCTTTCAAGAGAGCGCCACATTAATGGGCATGATGGATAAAGCTGGCGTTGATGTAGAAGGCAGCATGACGGCGCTTAATAAAGCCGTTGTGAACATGGCTGGCCAAGGGGTCACGGATGCAAATGAAGCCTTAAAGCTCTTGATGGATGAAATTAAAAACGCACCTTCTGATGTAGAAGCCGTTAGTATTGCAATGGAAACCTTTGGTTCCAAGGGCGGCGTTGGCATGGCAACGGCAATAAGAGAAGGGAAGATGGAATACCAAGACCTTTTGGCAACCTTGCAAGGAAGCGAGGAAACCATAAACGGTGTTGCAAACGAAACGTACGATTGGGCCGAAAGCTTTACTACACTTAAAAATCAATTACTAATTGCGTTGGAGCCTCTAGCCGGGCAATTTTTTGATGCTATAAATGGCTTGGTTCCTTTGTTCACAGAGATTGTGATATGGATTACTGAATTAGTAACTGGTTTTACTAATTTAGATGAAGGGACACAAAAAGTAATATTAGTATTTGCTGGTATCGCTGCTGCAATTGGCCCCATAGTAACAGGCATCGGCGGCTTGATTTCAACAACAGGGACAATTTCAACAACGTTTGGAGCGTTGGCAACAAAAATAGGGGCGGCAGGGGGATTAGTCCCGGCATTATCTACAATTGGCCCTGTTCTTTTGCCTATTGCCGGAGTGATAGCCGGAGTTGTCGCGGCTGGTGTTCTCCTATACCAAAATTGGGATTTGGTCAAGGAAAAAGCAAAGGCGTTATCAGAGTTTTTAACTCCTACATTTAACGCAATTAAAGATTTTTTTACGGGCTGGGCTAAAGAAGTATCTCCCATATTTTCAGGAGTTTTTGAGGAAATTAAGAAGTTGGCAGAAACTATTTTTAATGCCTTGAAAGAGTTTTGGAATACGTGGGGCGGTACAATAAAAACATTCTTTGAAACTACGCTTAACGCTGTTAAGACTACCGTAAGTACAGCTTTTGAAGCTATTAAGAATACCATAAGTACTGTTCTTGGCATTATCAAGGAAGCTATAAATGTATTTACAAGTGTTTTGAAGGGTGACTGGCAAGGAGCTTGGGATGGTGTCAAAAATATTGTTCACCTTGCTTGGGACGGTATAAGAACGAATGTGAATATTATTCTGGACGGTATCAAAAACCTGTTTACCGATGCTATATCCGGCATGATATCAATAGGCGGCGATATTATGAACGGCTTAATTGACGGGCTTAAAAGCAAGGCCGGAGCGGTAAAGGATACAGTTGTTAATATGATATCGGGCTTCACGGATGCTATTAAAAACTTCTTTGGCATTTCATCACCTTCCAAGCTAATGAAAAAATACTTTGCTTGGGTTGGTGACGGTATGGTTGTTGGCCTTGAGTCCAAGGCAAATGAACTAATGAAAGCTTCAAAGAGTATTTCAGAAGGCGTTTCTGATAATTTGCAGA